CCAAATTTGAACCCTGATCGTCCCGAAGATTGGAGTTTTGATGTGGAAAATATCAAGTACCGGGTTAAGGTTGAGTTTGGAACTGAGAAAACTAAGTGTAAGTTGCGTTTATATAAGCAGTTTCAACACCTGGTTGGTCGTGATTGTTCCCTTATGGAGATTTGTGTGGTTCTTTATGAGGAAATGAAAAGGATGAAAACTCAAAAATCTATTTCTGAGAGGGCGATGGATACTTACGGTAAGTATAAAGTACTTAATAAAAGGGGAGAAAATTGTATATTTGAGTGGATTTATCATCTTGATTTGCCTTTTCCTGGTGCTATTAGTGCCGTTGGGAATTACATTGGAGGCTTTTTCTCTCGAGAAATATATTATAAAACTACTTTTATGACACGTATGAGAGAATTATACAATATAGATGACCCTTATTATCCTATTTGTGTGTTGTTGAAAGAATCCCCAAATTCTATGGATATGGGAACACGTTATTGGATGAATCATGCCAGTTTGTTTAATAATGTTGTTCGCGGCATATTTGAGTGGTGTGATAAGCCCACAAATCCCATTCAAATAGAGATGAATTTTAAATTCGCATTGTATTGTTTTTGTCTTGTCAAGCCTCACTTGGAAGTTCAGTCGGCCTCTATGGGTAAGGTTATTTTAGGTTTGTCTCCAGAAGAAACATGGATTGGATTTTCTCAAAAAGGTTATGTGGCTGTCACAAAGCTGATACCGATATATCGGAAGCGATTCCAGTATCTGAACATGCCTGGTCCATGGAATGTTCAGGATTGGACAGCCAGATTAATCCAACGTTGTTTTGATCACCACTTTCATGATGAAGTTAATTTGTACGCTCTGGAAAAACTTAGACCTGAGAACTATTATTATTATTTTTTCAATACTTTACCTTTAGATTCGAATTCTCTCCGAGAGTCTTTCATTATGTGTACTGATGACAACACACGAGATTGGTGTTTACAAGGTAAATTTATAGATCC